GCAAATATACAACTTTATTTTTAATACACAAAAAAACCGCTAAAAACTTTAAAAGAAATTAGCGGTTAAAAAAATGAGAGAAAAAGCAAAAAATGTGATAGGCAAATATATAACAAAAAAGGCAGACCTAAGTCTACCTTTAATGATATTAATAAGAAACTTATTAACTACTATTTCAACAACATGAAGTTGTTAGCACCTAAAACAACCAAAGCTCTTTCAGATAAGAAGTTAACTTGCATCGCATCTAATTCAGAGTTAGAAGCACCACCAGCAGATCCTACGATCCATGATTTGTATTTTCTATCTTCTGTTTCAGATTTTCTGTAACGTGTGTGTAAGAACGGACGTTTAGCGTTTTTACCAAGAACTTGGTCGTAAACTGTCAATGTTCCAGCAGGAACCAATACACCATCGATGTCAGAGATAGAACCTCTAGTTGTAGCATCGTTTAAGTATTTCCAGTCAGTTTTGTAGAAATCATAACCTAAGTTAAATCCTTTAAAACCAAGATTCAATGCCATGTCTTGCTCGTTGTCGAACAATCCGTAAGAAGCTCCACTTGAACCGAAGTTGTTTTGAGCAGCTAATACAGTGTCAATCTCGAAAGATGTTTTTCTGTTTACGAACAATACATTCTCTTGAATAGCACCTTCTTTATCCAACACTTTGATAATGTTTTCTAAGTCAGTTCTATCAGTGATAGCACCTGTTCCAACGTTACCTCTGTTAGCGATTTCGTAGAAAAGACCTTTAGTACCTTTGTATCCAGCAGCAGCAACAGCTGAACCAGCAGCAGCAGGCTCACCTTCTACCATAGACATCTCTAGGTAATCTTCAAAACGTAAACGAGTTTCGTGCTCAGATTTCAAATACCATAAGTATCCTGAAGCACCATTTTCAGTTGTAACTTCGATCCATCCAACTTGAGCCATATCAGAACCATTAACCTCGTATTTATCTTTGATGATAATTGGGTTAGTTTCTAAGATGTCAGATTGAGCTTCCAAAGAACCAGACATTCCGTTAGTTCCTTTTTTGAACTCAGAACCGTAAACGAATACTTTCAATGCACCTTCTCCTGATCCAACAGCAGATAAATCAGCAGCGCTATAAGGAGCAACTGTGATAGTAACACCATCAACATCAATACCAGTTACCAAAGCTTTCACTGTGATAGCACCGTCATTGATTACGATAGTTTGGTTTAAACGTACTGAGTGAGCAGCAGTAAAAGTAATAGTGCTAGCACTAGCTTTAGTTGCAGTTCCGAATACGTGTAAACGACCTTGCTCTGTCCATTTGATCAAATCAGATGTAGAAGGCATTTCAGCACCTACTAAACGTAAGAAAGATGCGATAGAACGGTTACCAAATCTCTCGAATTCTTTTTCGTAAAGGTCTGGTAATTCATGTGACAAAAAGTCAAATGTACCTACGTAGTTAGTAGATAATGTAGCTTTAACTGGAGCTGGAGTTAAGTTAGCAGCACCAGAAATAGCGTTAGTTGAAAAATTTACAGCTTGAGCCATGTTTGTGTTTGTGTTTAATTATTATTTTCTTTTCCTAATTTTCATACCACCTTCAAAATCATCGTTGGAAACTACTCTCATTTTAGGACCATCTCCCTTAGGAGTTACATCTTTCTTATCTCTAACGGACATCTCTATGTTCTTAGCGTCCTTGATAACATTGTTAGTAGCATCTGATTTACCTTGTTCGTAAAAGAACTTAGCGAAACCATCTGGGTCTCTAAACATTGCTAAAGCCTTGTGATATTGGTGTTCGTCTTTCAAATACCCATTCTCGTCTAGGTGATTTGCAATAACTTTACTAATATCAGATTGAGTAGTTTTAGTTTCTAGCACATCGCTAGGTTTAAAAACCTGTTTCTTATCTCCTAGATTAAATTCAAAACCTTTGAACTCACTATTAAACAATCTATTGGTTTTATCTAAAAATACCTCAGCTTTCTTTTGAGCAATTTCAATTTCCTTCTTTGAATTCTCAGTGTATTCTTGATAGAAGTTAAAAGCCTTCTTGTAATCTTCAGAAACTTCAGTTTGACTAGACCCTAGCTCGACCTTATATTGTTCCTTTAAATCATTCAAATAGCCTTTAGCTCTAAACAATTCTTCTTTTAATGCAACCTTTTTCTTTTTGATATCTCTATCGTCATCAATATCTTCATCATAAGAATATTCTTCTTCTAATAAATATGCGATATCATCATCATCAAGATGAGGTTTTGTTTGCTTGTAATATTCTTTAAGAATAGTAGCATCATTCTCTGAGTTCCAGTCTCTATTTATCTTAAGATAATTATCAACTCCAAACTCCATCAATTTCTTAATGTCTTCTGGTAACTCAGCCTTTTCTTTTTGTGTAAGAACTTCATCCAAAGAGTTATACTCTTTTTGGTATCTTTCTTTTAAGTAACTTAAAACTCTAGCGTCATCAATATCAACCTCTTGAGTTTCCTCTACTTCTGTATCTTCTACTTGAGAATCATCTTCAACAGTTTCTTCTACTTGAGAATCATCATCAACTTGTTCGTCGTCAACAACTGTATCTTCAACTTGAGTTTCCTCTACTTGATTTTGTACTTCTCCATCGTCATCTAAGACTTTAAAAGTAAATCCTTCCATTATATTAAATATTAAATTAAATTTTTTGCAAAGTTATGAATATTTTAAATACCGCTAAATAAGCTGTCAATATCCATCAAATCGTCTTCTTCTTCAAAGTCTATAGCGTCCTCGTCTTTAGCTCTCTGTTTAATCATTTTAGATTGTTGAGTAGCTTGTAACTTAGTTCTTTTATCCTTTCTATCTTCACGCTCTTGTTCTTTTCTTTCAAGAGTAGCCATTTCGTTTTGTTTAATCTCTCCTTTCATTCCTTCTTGAAGCTTTATCAATTCAGCCTTCATTTGGAATTCAATTTGCATTTTCTCCATCTCGTTTTGATGTTTCAATTGCTCTAACTGAACATCTGACTGAGAAGTAGCTTGTATCAATTGCATTTTAGATTGAGAAGTAGCTTGAGCTAATTGAGCTTGAGATTGAGCTTGAGCCTCGTAGTTTTGTTTTTGAGTCTCTAAGTCTTTCTCCTCTTTCTTTTTCTTTCTAACTTTCAACAACTGAGAAGCAATCTTAACATTCTTAACATTTCTAATATCAATAGCGTCATCAATATCAATCTTACCAGCAGACAAAGCAGCTTGTATGTTTTGATTAAGCATTTGAGTCTCTTCTTCGTCTGGCATTAAATCAATGTAAATACCAAAGTTATATAAGTGTAGATCTTTTATCTTCTCTATAGTATCCATAGAGCTTCCACCAATCATATTAGCGAAGTCTTCTTTCATATCAGAATACTCTAATACATCAGACATTCTATAGCAAATACATTCAGCTAATCTTCTAGTAGTAAAAATACCACTTTGAAGTATGTGTCTTGTAGCTGTATTTGAATTTAAAGCAGCTAGTTTCTGTGTACCAACTAAACTATTTTCGTCTGGCATACTACCATCTCTAGCTTCATTTAATCCAGTTACCGCTCTAATCATACCTAAGTATTGATTGTACATCCCTATAAGAGATTGTATTTTTGCGTTTGCTCCTGAAGCAGTTAATTCTTGAACTGGTATTTTACCATTATTGAATTCTCCATCCTCAGTCATACTTCTACCAATCACACTACCTGTTTGGAAGTATAAATTCAAAGCTTCTTCTGGGGTGTATGTCATTCCGTTACCTAGATTAATGGAGTTTAATCCATCTATATCTAAGTATACACCGTCTGGTTTTAAACTAGATATTACTTGTTGTAACTTTAAGTGAGTCAATTGAATCTGATCAGCAAAAGGAATCATTCTCTTTACTAATGAATCAATAGATCCTCTGTACATTCTTGGTGCGGATAATACATAAGGAGGGTAAACTTTAGATATAGAAGACTTAGGTCTAACCATATTCTTCATTACGTCCCACTTAAGTATGTGATTAGTTCCTAAAACCAATACTCCTTCAAACCAAACATCTATTCTTTTAGATAGTTTCTCAAATTGAGCATCTCCTGTTTTAGGTCCTTGGAAAGAGTCATCTCTTTTAATAACTTTCTCTCCACCATTACCATTCTTTTTCTTTTTGTAAACAATATTCATATCTGTTTTAAAAGCAAAGAATAATAATGTAGCGCTATTGTTGTTTAAGTTACCTTCAGCAACATTACCACCTTGTATATTTTGATAAGAATCCCATTTAGAAGCTAACTTAGCTATCTCTTTAATCTCTTCTTGACTAAGATTAGGATTTAATTTTTTAAGCTCTGTAATATTTACATTCTTAACTTCTCCAAAATAATAACAATCTTGGAATGTAGGATCTTCTGTTGGAGACCAAACCATATTAGCTGGGTCACAGTATTCTATGTTTATTCCGTTATGTGTATCAAAAGAGTGTTTAGCAGCAGACAGTCCAAGAACTGTTGCGTCTTCATCTATCCTTCTCTTTGTTAAATCGTAGTTATTTAGTTTAAACACATTGTCGATAGCTTTTTCTTCAACAACTTCAATCTCGTCTTTGTAAAACTCCATATGAAGATCAAGCTCCTGCTTGCTTCCAGGCATATCTTCTTCTGGTATTGGATACATATCGATACCAAGTAAATCTTTAGCATCTTTCAATATGTTTTTACCAACCATAGCTTTTTCAAGCTCATATTTATACGCTCCTTTTTTTGCAGAAGACATACTGTCTATAGCCTCAGCTTTTACTTCGTATTGTCTACTAGACATTCCGTTTACAACAATGTCAACAAATTTAGGTATAATAGGAACTGGTGTCCAATCTACATTAAGATATGATATATCACCATTGACACTCATTTCCTTTTTGTATTTTTGAACAGACTGTTCTCCTCTTGCGTATAATCTTAACTTATGAAAGTGATCTCTATTGGTGTAAAACCTAGATCCATTTTGAGATGTCTTTCTAAACCATTCCGATTGAATAGCGTGACCCACACTTCTTCCATACTCTTTACTTAGTTTGGTAGCGTCGTCAGCTAATTGATCTGGAAAATATACATTAGGTAATGAGAAATCTTGAGTCATATTATCTTAATAATTCGCTTTGTAATCCTTTATTGGAATATCTTGCAAAATTAAACATTATTTCTTTATTATTTCTAATGGGCTTAGATACATACGTTTGATTAGCCATTATAGCAAAACCACTACTAATAGTTGCATCAAACTTAGTTCTATTACTTATATCGTAGTTTGCCCAATCTAATAACGTTCTATTAAAGAACATATTACCCATCTTTCCTGCCTCTCTAAATTGACCACTATAATCAATACCGACGTACTGATCTATATAAGCTTCTAATGCATTTGCGTGCAATTCAATTACCTGAGTTGATGAAGGTATACCTCCTAGTTCTTTTTCAGAGGAACTTAAATCATTTTTATGCTTATCTGGTCTTCTTAAACAGAATCCAGTATATCCTCTATTGTAAAAATATCTTAATTGACCAACCTTGTTATTCTCAATTAGTATTGGCATACCATAGAAAACACAAGCCATCAAACAGTCTTCGTAAAACTCTTCTGATGTTCTAGGTCTAGCAATGTATTCTAAAAAGAAGAAGTTGCTAGGAGCATCATCCATATTGAATTTAGTTAAACCATGTAATGATCCTTTAGATCCACCACCACCTACTACTCCAGATATATCGTAAGTATCACATCCAAAAGCACCTACGTGTACATTAGCTGGATATTTCTTACCGTTCTTGACCTCTATTTTATTAGTCATGTCTTTATTAGGGAACCAAGTAACTTTGAAATTACCATCTTTACTAGGAATCCAAATAACCTCGCTATCTTTAATACCATTCTTCCAAGCAAACTTACCAGTATTTACAATTCTATTTATCTCTAATCCATCATTGTAATCTATCTGTTCGTATATCTTAGCTAAATCATACAAAGAGTTTTTAGCTTCATCTCTAAACGCATGACTCTCTGTTCTTGGAAATTGTCTATAGAATTCATTTAAAGCGTCAGAATTGTTTTTTAAGGCACTAACTTCGTTTTCCCAGTAATCTATAACCCCTGTGTAAATAAAGCCTCCCTGAATGTCTCTAATTGGCTTCTCAGGCGTTCTAAAAACTGGTTGACCATATATATCAATGTATCCTTCAAAATTCCACTCCATTGGGATAAATAAAGCATAAAGTCCACTAAGTGTCTGTCCATTTGCATTTCTTTTTGTAACGTCTGAATCATTGTATAATGATTTGTAATTCCCACCACCTTTTGATATAGAGTTTGATGTAGAACCCATCATACATTTACCAATAATTCTTCTACCTAAACGCAAACAAGTTTTAGTTACCCTCCAGTTGTTAAGAATGTTATTAGGAACTTCCCACTTACCGCTCTCGTCATGAACAAGTCTTAATAACTTTTCCCCATCATAACTATTATCAGCAGTATTCTTCCAGTCAATTGTAGTATCAAGACCATCTACATCATCCTTTAAAGAAGACATATTATTCTTTGTTATTTTAGAAGCTGGTACACGATAAGCTAATTCTGTTTTAGGTTTATCCATACCATCCATAATTGGTTTAAAGAAAAAAGGATAGTTACCAGAGATAGGGACAACCTTATCTGTAAACATCTTCTTAGCATCATTACCAGTCTTAGATAGGATACCTAAACGACTATCACGTGCAAGTGTTGCTGTGTTAACTAATTCAGCAGAAGACATAAATGAGAAACCAGAACGTCTATTCTTCAAATAGCACATTCCATAACTTCTTTCGTCTGCAATACAAGCCTCCCAAAACAAAAAGAATATTCTGTTAGCCTCTCTAAATTCAGCATGACCAACATCTATCTTTGTCCATTGAAGGTACATGTAGTGAGTACCAGTTACATACGTTGGATTACCATTATTGTAAAACCAAAAACCTTCATCTCTCCTGTCAAATTCATTCTCTATATACTCAACGTATTTGTTTTTGAATTCATTCGGATATTCATTCCATTGGAATACAGATGTTATTTTCTGTAGTTCTTTAGGATATTCAAAAGGACTCCAATACTGTTCCTCTTTCTTTCTATCTCTCTTATACACTCCTTTAGGAGTAGAAGGTAATGCTACGTGTAATCCCTGTATTTCATAAACCTCTCCAATAGTACCGTCTTTAGATATAACAACAACATCGAACTCTGGGTTATACCCATACTTCCATTCTTTTTTCTTGTTTAATCTATCAATATCTTTTGAGTCTATCTTATCAATAATTCTGAATAGACTATTATCTTCCTTTACTTCTTTTTTCTGCGAATGATTGGAATTTGACTTCATCTACTTCTTCTTTTTGATTACCTTCAAGCATATTTTTTTCACTCTCTATCTTTGATAAGATATAAAACGCATCGTCTAAAGCAGTTTTCTTTGCTAAAACAGCATTCCT